TTTAGCCCGATTCACTCCATAATTCGCATCAAATCCTGGTTCCAAAGGGATCCGAGGATAATAATTTGCAGAGTGTATCCGCCCAGCATTGTGGTGATTCTGCCCAGCGTCAGCACCTATAACCTGTTGCATAACAAAGGTTGTTCGGTGCAATAGGGCTCTCAATGACAAAACACGCTCACCCATAGTGTATTCATGTATACGAGTGGAGCAGGCAATAGTGCTGCCATCGACAGGCCCAGAAACACTACCTGATTGCACCTCCTGTGTCGTGCAATACGGAAGAGCTTTTGGTGCCGCGAATTCCATATCTTCACAAGCAGAGACATAAAACAAAACTGTCACAGTTGCATCTGCCACTGGCCCAGTCAAAGCATTCACAACTGACAATTGCCAATTACCATTGGTGCTCTCCATACTGTAGCCCGGACTTGATGTTGAAAATGCAAGTCGGCCTCGAGATACTAACCAAGGAGTGGCAGCCTTATATGGAATAACAAAGTCGAACCCTTGCTCAGGAGAAGCAAGATCAAAGATCTTCGTATACAACGCCGTTTCAAGACCAGAAGCGTTCAAAGAACCATTTGGATCCCAATTGACCATCAATCGTCCTTTTTGATATTTGGAACGAATGATTTTGAAGTGCAATTTCACACCACCACGCCAATATCTAAAGGCTGAAGCTATCCACCCACTTGGAGTGAAATGATGGATAGTTTGACCAGTTCCTGTAGACAGCACATCAATGCAGGGCGTAACCTTGCCCATGCATAAACGTGCACCAACTGCCGTGGTATCTGACCAATCAACTGACCCTACAAAAGAGGGTCGGGTCACAAGCGCAGAAATATCCAACTCATCAATTGGATCGATCCCAGCCACTCTATTGTCGAGAGTAACTTCATTCTTGGGATCAATGGCAAGTTTGTCAATAGGGCAACAGGTTTCAGTATTAGCAAAAGCGTGGTACACCTTGTTTTGCACCGGCTGGACATTATCCATTACAGGCGCATTGGAATAACCAAACATTCGCGCAACTGTTGACACCAATGTAGCACCAACCTTTACTGCCTTCGCATAGGGACCAATTTTTGCATGACTGGTATATGCGCCAGCTGCAACCGCCAAAGCAGCAGCGGGTCCAGAAACAATTCCCGATTGCATAACAGTAACAACTGTTGGTCCTGCAACCTTAACATCCTGTGCTTGACAGTATGTGGAAATTGTAATTCCTTCACCTGATACACCATTGGCCGAACGAAGAGGGGCAAATAGAGCGAAAATGATATCACCCATACCTGCGACATATTCATCGTGCGATGTATCTAACCAATCTTGGGGATATAAGAAAGGTAGAGAAAGTGAGGCACTTGTGGACTCTTGTGGTTCTAAATACACTCCAGGAGTTTGTGATAATGGAACCATATCTGCTGAATCAATGGGATCGAATTTCCCGGATTGAAGAGGATCATAACACACCCGCATGCTACCATAATAAAATGGAGAAGCATTAAAACGGAATGTTAACTTCAGTGTGCAATGCAATCTTGAAAAGTTCTGCAACTTATTCTTGATGTAAGTATTGCTGAAGTACAAATTCCACGGATTGATCTTCCTTGGAGAATTGCTCCATGTATCAGACTCCGCCCACGTGAAAGTATCAATCAGCACTGGTCGCTCAAGGTATTTGCCTAACGAAGCAGCATAATCTTCATGCTCATCAAAAGACGATTCAAGCGGCTGTGAGACATCTACATGTTCTCCTTGGGCTTCATCAGTGAAGACAAAATTTTCTTCCTGATGATCGACAACTTGCGCTGTCTCCGATAAATCGGGGGTACCTTCCACTGCACCACTTTGCAGTATAGTATTCCAATTCCTAAAAGGAGCACTGGCTGAAATACACCAATTGCTCTCAGTACAAATATTTTTTGAAATA